TTGAAGGAATGTTTGACTATGAAAAACCAATGAGCAAAGATGAGCAGGCACTTGCTGAATTACGCAAAATATTAAACAGTTTTTAAAAACACACATAGTATTTATATGGAAGCAAAAGAAATTTTAGCAAAAGTAAAAGAATTTTTCAGCGACTTAACTGCTCCAGTAGCACACATTCAGCTTTCTGAATATGATTTGAAAAGTGGTGGTAAAGTAACCATTGACAAATTAGAAGTTGGTGGAATTGTTATGATTGACGGTGCGCCATCACTAGCTGGCGAATTGGAACTGGCTGACGGAACAAAAATCACCGTTGCTGATAATGGCGTAATAGCTGAGTTGGAAAGTGCCGTTGCTGACACACCTGCTGCTCCAGATGCAAACCCTGCCGGTGATATGGGCGCAAAATTCGCATCTTTTGAAACTGCTACCAATGAAAAATTTGCAGCCTACGAAACAAAATTTGCTGCCTATGAACAACGCTTTGCCGACTATGAGGTAAAGATGGCGAAGGCAAACAAAGTGATTGAGGAGTTATTGAAACTATCAACCCTTATCGTTGAGGCCCCGGCTGCGGCTCCTGATACAGCAACCAAAACAGTAAACACCTTCAAAGAAGAAGGCATTAAACACAACCCAATACTATTTAGCTAATCATTTTAAACACTTATAAACTATGGCATTTTCTTTAGGCGGATTATCCGCATACACTAAGCAACTTGTTAAGCCGCTTTTAGAATCTGCGGTATTTGACGCAAAGACACAACAATTGGTAATGAGTGGTGGTATCGTACTACCAGGCGTTAAATCTGCCGCCTCAATTCCTTTATTTGATACTGATGCGGTTTTTGCTGCTCAGTCTTGCTCATTCGATGCAAGTGGTACTACTACCATCACTCAAAGGACTGTTACCGTTGGTAAGATCAAAGTAGAAGAAAAAATCTGCCCTAAAGACTTAGAGGCATACTTCACTCAAGAGGCATTAAAAGCCGGTAGTACTTACGAAGATTTCGGAAACTCCGATTTCCAAAAAGTGTATTTGGCCCGTAAAAATAAAACTATTGCCAAGCAATTAGAAACTGCATTATGGCAAGGTGATACCGCTTCAGGTACTGCCAACTTAGCCCGTTTTGACGGCTTGCAAAAATTGATTGCTGCTGGCTCTCCAGTAGATGCAAACGTATCAGGTTATACTGGCGTTAGTGGTTCTGCAATCGCAACCGTAACCGCATCAAATGTAATCGCTGCAACTGAAGGTATTTACAAAGCTATTCCAGTAGCAGTACTTGGAAAGGGTGATGTTAAAATCTTCGTGGGTGATGATTGGTTCCGTTTGTTGGTATTGGCTTATAGGGCTTTGAACTTGTACGCTTATAATCCAAAAGATAGCGGTGAAAAATCTTTTATCCTTCCTGGAACTGACGTGGAAGTAGTTGCCGTAAATGGTTTGAATACCACCGGAGATGCTTACGCTATCAGCTTGGCAAACATCTGTTTGGCTGTTGATATGGAAGGCGAAGAAAACAACTATAAGTTGTGGTACTCTGAAGATAACAATGATGTTCGTTTCCGTTGTGAGTTCAAAATGGGTGTGAATGTGGCCTACACAAACGAATGTGTTAAGTTCTTAGCTGCTATCTAATCAATAAAATAAATTAACCAAAAAGGGCGGTGTTCATACGCCGCCTTTTTTAATAAAATAAATATTATGGCTTGTGCAATAACCGCCGGATATACAATTAGCTGCCGAGATTCAATCGGTGGTATTGATGCCGTTTACATCGCTGAATTTGGCAATGTAACTCCACTTGATTCAAGTGGTACTATTACTGGAATCACAAAGGTAACGGGTAAGAAGTTTTACAAATTTGAAGTGCCTACAAAGAGTACCGCTAATGCTTCTTCTAATCCAGTAGGAAGTATCGAGAATGGTACTTTATTCTTCGAACAAATGGTTGAATTGCCTATCAATAAAAGGGATGCAACCACTCGTAATATCGTAACTACCCTTGCAAAAAATAAGGTTACAATAGTAACCCTTGATAAGGATGGTGTTTATAGAATGTACGGTAAGGCTCAAGGACTTTACCTAGCATCTTCAACCGGACAAACTGGTGCTGCTGCCGGTGATCAGAACGGGTACACTTTGAAATTTGAAGGACAAGAGTTGGAAGACTTCTTTGTGGTATCGGGTGCCGTGGGTACAGCCCTTGAAACTGCTGGCTAATTGATGACCTATAAAATACACAGCCCCGTCCGTTGAAAGACGGGGTTTTTTAATTATGCTCAACTTAACTAAAGGACAAACACAAACTATTTACTTCACGGGAACGGAGAAGGCAACTTTAACCAATCCGTATTTCCTTTTTGTGTTCACTCACCGTCTTACTGGCGAAGTGGTTAAGGTTATGGCCACCAATACATCAACTACTAATCGCTACAATAAGTTTTCACTTGTAATAAATAATTCTTTCAATGGCGTTACAAATGGCATATTCTCATATAGTATATATGAGAAGGCCGATAACACAGATTTGACAGTATCGGGAACCATTGTAGAAAGCGGATACATGCAGTTAAATCCCGCCGTTGATTATACACCTACAGAATATTCTGGGCAAACCAACACAATAACAACGTACAATGGATAATAATTATTCCAACATAATAACATTAAAGTTTGCAAGGGCTGAACAGCCAACCTTTGAAGAACGTAAAGGTAAAGGGTATATAGAATTTGGTAAAGAAAATAATTACCCTGATTACCTTATGGGGCTTTATAATGAATCGCCTAAACATGGCGCAATAATTAAAGGCAAGGCAAATTATATTTTTGGCAAAGGTTTCCAAGTTGATAAAAAACTAAAGGCAAACACCAAAGGAGAAACTTGGAATCAGGTTGCTAAAAAGGCAATACTTGACGATGAGATTTATGGCGGTTACTATTTGCAGGTAATTTATAACCTACTTGGCCAGGTAAAAGATATTTTCCATTTGGAATTTCATAAGGTACGGACAAATAAAAGCTGTACTGAGTTTTTAGTAAAAGAAGATTGGCAGGACAACAAAGAAAATGCACGCTGCTATCCAGCTTTTAACGGCCAGTATGAAAAAGAAAATCCGGTTAAGATTTTATTCGTTAAGCAGTACAATCCTAAATCACAAGTTTACCCGCTACCTAATTACTATCATGGCCTTAATTATATCGAAAGTGATGTGCAAGTTTCGAGGCATATTTTAGGCAATGCTAAAGACGGCTTTGTGGCCACTACTTTAATTTCTCTGAATGGTGGTGAACCACAGGAAGAACACAAGGCAGCTATTGAAAAAGGGTTAAAAAAGAAATTTACCGGCTCTGAAGGTGATAGGGTTGTGATAATGTTCAATAAGAGTAAAGATAATGAGGCTTCTATTAGTCCGCTATCTTCTACCATGCTGACAAAGGAAGATTTCACCAATATTAATAATCTTATCACTCAGGAGGTTTTCGCTGCTCATCAAGTTACTTCCCCTACTTTATTTGGTATTTCAACTCCTGGCGCACTTGGCCAGCGTAATGAGATGAGAGATGCTTATGAGATATTTAATAACACTTATGTAAACGAAAGGCAGCAGGCGCACGAAGAAACTTTTACTAGGTTGATGAACTATGCCGGTATTCAAGGTGAATTTAAAATTACTCCGGTTGAGCCTTTAGGCTTCGCCATCGCTGAGGCTATTATGGCTGAAATTCTGCCGCGTGCGTATTTCATGGAAAAATTAAACGTGGATCAAAAGTACTGGAATTTGCCACCCGTTAAAAATGCGGACACTACACCGGCTGCACCTTCAGGAACTACACAACTTGAGGTTAATTCAAACCTTGCTGGCATGAGTGGTAAACAGTTTCAGCACTTGGAAAGAATTGTAAGAAAGTTTAAAAAAGGAAGTATCACAAGGGCTCAAGCTGAAATGATGTTAAAGACTTCTTTTGGACTTGGCGAACAAGATATTTCCGTAATGCTTGATGCCGATAGTGAAGATGCTCAGTTTGCCTCACAAGATGAAGTTGAATTTGCCTTAATCGAACAGTTCAGCCAGTTTGGGGAAGATGCCAATGATTATGAAATTCTATCATCCAAGCCAGCAAGGGAGGCAGAATACTTCGCCGATGTTAAGCAATTAACAGAAATGGAGGCCAATGTTTTAAATCTTATCAAAAAGGATGCTAAAATAACGCCTGAGGTAATTGCAGACACTTTAAAGGCAGATTTAAAGCTAATCAATAAAATACTTCAATCGCTGCAAGATGGCGGCATATTGACTGCAAAGACATCTAAAATAGGTACTGATAAAATTATTGAAAGGACACCAACGGGCGTAAAAGTTGGAGGAGATAAGCCAACGACTACAAATATTTTATTGAGGTATCAGTATGACGGCCCAAAGGATGACCGCAACCGTCCTTTTTGTGCAAAGTTGATGGAGATAGGCCGCCTTTATTCCCGTTCAGATATTGAGCAGATAAGTGAAAGACTTGGGTATTCTGTTTGGGATCGTCGTGGAGGTTGGTTTACTCAGCCCGATGGAACGCCAAGACCTTATTGCAGACACCAATGGAACGCTTTAACCGTAATTAGAAAAAAATGAGTGCAAACGTAATTTTTATAAATGGAGCAACACTAAAAGCCCGCACCGGTATTTCTGTTGCCATTGACGATAATAGTATCAAGGCTTACATAAAGTTAGCCCAAGATATGTATATCCAACCAGTACTTGGAAGTACTCTTTATGCACGGTTACAAGCGGGAGTTAGTGCAGCTAATTTAACCGCAGCCGAAAGTGTATTACTTGACAGCTATATTACAGATTGTCTTATTTGGTACACAATGGCTGAACTTCCCTTTGCACTTGGGTATCAGTTTTTTTCCAAAGGAGTTTTACAAAAAACGGCAGAGGAAAGTGTAGCACCTTCACGGGGTGATTTGGAATTAATCGCTAACCGTTATAAACAAACAGCTGAGTTTTACAAGCAAAGAATAGTTAATTACCTACAACAGAATTATACTTTATTTTCCGAATATTCAAATCCTGGAAGCGGGTACGATGTAATCCAGCCACAGGCAAAGGCATACACTTCACCTATTTATTTAGGTGGTAATTATACTCAGAGTGAGAGCAGAACTTTTGCCAATAATTCCAATTCAGGACTAGCGGCCACAGTTACCTACACGCCAACAGCAGGAGTGAGTTCATTTACTGTTACCGAGTTCACAAATAACACAGTAATAATCGTTGCCGTCCGTTCGGGCATGGTCAAAGGGGTAACTAATTCAGCTACTAGCAACACTCAATATTTACAAATCAACGGATCCACAGTAACACTACCGACAGGCGATGTAGTGGGAAGTGGGGAAGTATTCATTTTTATTTATAGATAATGGCGAAATATTTACAAAAACTAATCGACAAAGTATTATTCCATGACTTACAACGAACTAATCAAGACGATAACCACGCTGCTGCAAAGCCACGCACAAATAAAGACGGTAAAAAACCTACCGCCAAAAGAGTGGCTGCTAAAAGATAGTCAGCCTGATTTTCCCGCTTGCTGCTTTACGATTAATTCAGGCAGCCTTAATGTAGGATTAGAGCAGAATTATTCAGTACAATTTTTCTTTTTAGATAAGTCAGGGGAGGAGGGTTTATTTGAGGCGGAAGTAATCAGCGACCAATGGCAAATATGCGAGGATATTATTTTATTAATGAGAGGAACGAAAAGGACTTACACAATTGACGAACAGATAAACATCAACACAATAGTCGATAAGTATGAGGATTATTTAGCAGGAGTTGAAACAACATTTAATATAGAAACGCAACGGGCCTATGATGGCTGCGATGCACCAACAACATAATATGAATAAATTATTTTTTTCTTTATTGGTTTTGATTTCATTTGAAGGTATGGGGCAGGTATATCAAAGACTGCCTCAGTATGGTTATAATATGGATCGGCTTAGTGCTGATAGTGTTTTGAAGTTGCCGGCCGATACGGTAAGGAATAAAACCGGCATTGCCCGAATAGGAACGACTATTTACGCCGGTAACGGTACTTATTGGACGGCGGCGGGGGGGAGTACAACATCTTACTGGCAATCATCAACCACTAATAATATTGATAACTCAAATAGTGGGAATGTAGGTATTGGTAATTCAAATCCTCAATATAAATTAGATGTTACTGGAACTATCAATTCAACAGGTAATATTTCATCATCAGGATTGGTAAGTGCTACGGGTGGGCTTGAAGTAAACGAATCATTCGTACCAAAAGTTACCTTAAAAAATCAATCAGGATATGGCGGGTATTTTAATTTAAGAAATGCAGCTAATCAGCAAAAAGTAAATATTTCATCTTACGAGGACAATTATATCAATCAGCCTTTAGCGGTTGGCAATAGTAGTGTGGATGCTTCTGCTCAGTTAGATGTTACATCAAGCGGAAAAGGCTTACTAATTCCCCGCCTCACCACCACCCAAAGAAACGCAATATCTACTCCCGCCACAGGGTTACTTATATGGAATACAACAGACAGCACCTTGCAACAATACAGAGGTTTAAGCGGGTGGAGTGCTATTGGTGGCGGTGGCTCTACCTATTCAGCAGGGTACGGATTATCGCTTGCAACTACTACGTTTAGTGCGGATAGTTTCAATATAGCAACAAGGGCAAGAGTTCAGAAACCTATTGATTCACTTGGTGCTATTGCTGCATTAAAATCAACAACTATCTCAAATGGTTGGGGATTATTAGGAGGTGGTGATTTATCTGCTAACAGAACTTTTACGGCTGACACCGTTAATATTTCCACCAAAGCAAACGTAGCAAAATCAAGGGATAGTGTTGTTGGTTTATTGGGCTCTTATCTGCCTTTAGCGGGTGCAACCTATTCAACTACTACGGGTGATGGATTGGCTTTAACTACTTCCACTTTAACTACTGGAAACTTAATGAAATTAACCAATACAAGTACCCCTAATATAATCACTAATCCTAAACATATTATATACATCCTAAATTTCACCGACTACTAGAGTTCGATAACATTTTAAACACAGTAACACACCGGCAAAGGGGGCCCTAATTGTCAGAAAGAAAACTCGGGGAGTG